ACATTTACGCCTTTAGGGGTAGAACTTCAAGCAACTGGTGAAAACGCTGGTACATGGGGTACGAAGACTAATACAAATTTACAAATTATAGAACAAATTTCTGGTGGGTACATTGCTAAATCGATAGCAGGTGGAGCTCAAACAACTGCGTTAGCAGTTTCTGATGGATCAACTGGTGCAGAGCTATCTCATAGAATGATTGAATTCACAGGGACTATTACAGGGAATCAGATTGTAACTATTCCAATCGATGTTCAAACTTTTTATTTTTTAAGAAATTCAACATCTGGATCACATACAGTTCAATTTAAATATGCAAGTGGTTCGGGAGACTCATTTACTTTTGCAGCAGATAATAAAGGTGATGCCATAGTATTTGCAACTGCAAATGACGGGACTAATCCAGATATTGATACATTACCTGCTGGAGACGTAACTTTAACAGGAACACAGACTTTAACAAATAAAACTTTAACCTCACCTAAAATAGGAACATCTATTTTAGATACTAATGGGGCTGAGCTATTTAAATTAACAGCTACAAGTTCTGCAGTTAATGAGATAACTTATAATAATGCAGCTACAGGTAATAAGCCAACACTTACTGCCTCTGGAGATGACACTAATATTGGTATATCAATACAACCAAAGGGCTCAGGCACGGTCACTATTGACGCCTTAACCTTTCCAGCTGGTGATGGTACAAGTGGACAAGCGTTAGTTACAAACGGTTCTGGAACTTTAAGCTTTGATACTGCAGGAATTTCAACAGGAAAAGCTATTGCAATGGCAATAGTTTTCGGATAAAAGGAGTAAATTATGGCAGCACCAAATATAGTAAACGTAACATCGATTATAGGTGAGTCGCAAGGCTTTCAACTAGATACAACCACTACCACAGCTTTAATAACTGTGGCTTCAAATAAATTAGTAAAAATTAATAGAATGACAGTTGCAAACATCGACGGAACAAATGCAGCTGACGTAACTGTAGGAATTGATAAAGCAACAAGAACTTCAGCAGCAACAGGATCATCTGTGTCTGGAGCCCTTTTTAAAATAGCTAGCACTGTTTCAGTTCCAGCTGATGCGGTTTTAGTTTTAGCAGATACACCTATTTATCTAGAAGAGGGTGATGTATTAGAAGGTGGAGCAAGCGCAAATTCAGATTTAACACTTTATGTTTCATATGAAGTTATAGACGACGCGTAGGAGGTTTTATAGGCTATGGCTAATGGCGGAATAATAGGACCTAAAATACAGTTGTCTGCTGGTAACAATAAAGTTACCGAAGTAAAATCCACAGGAACATTTACAACACAACCAGGAACTACAAAACTAGATGCATTAATAGTAGCTGGTGGCGGAGGTGGAGGTGGCTCTGGCGGGGGCGGTGGAGCCGGTGGTTACAGAAGCACTTGTGGTGTTAGTGTAACTGGAGCAACAGGTTATTCAATTACAATTGGAGGAGGTGGAGCTACAGGTCAATCTCCACCATCACCAAGTGCTGCATGTGCAGGTTCAGGTTCTAACTCAGTAGGGTTTTGTATAACTTCAACCGGTGGCGGTGGAGGTGGTACAGATCAAAGAGGACCAGTTGGAGCTCCCCCTCAATCAAGTGGCCCTAGTAATGGTACTCCAGGTGGATCTGGTGGTGGATCAGGTTGGGGAAAAACTGGAGGGACAGGAATTTGTGGTCAAGGAAACGCTGGTGGAAATGGAAATCCAAACTCACAATCACATGGTGGTGGAGGTGGAGGAGGAGCCGGTGGTGCAGGTGGAAATGGTTCTGATCCTAAAGGTGGAGATGGTGGAGCAGGATCTAGTGCTTGGCCAGGTGACTCTGTATTAAGAGCTGGCGGTGGAGGTGGTGGCGCTAATACAGCTTTTGTAAGTGGTTTAGCTGGACCAGGTGGTGGTGGAAAAGGAATAGGAAAAACTGATTTCTCAGCATTATGTCAATCTCTTGGTAGAATTAATTCTGGTGGTGGAGGTGGTGGACAAGGAGGTTGTGGAGTGCCTCAACCTAGATCAGGTTGTAGAGGAGCAGGTGGATCAGGAGTAGTTGTCGTAAAAGAATTAAGTATTGCCTCTGGAGTTTTTTCGATGGTGGATCAATTAGATTTAACATTAAAAGGTCAGTGGCCTAAAAGAATATCAAATGTAGATTATATGGTAGTCGCTGGTGGAGCTTCAGGAGGTGGAGATCACCCTGGAAATGACACTGGTGGTGGCGGTGGTGCAGGAGGTTATCGTGCATCAGGATTTGGACCAAGTCCACTTCAAGGATGTAGATTAGAATTAGATTTAGGAACATACGCAGTTACAGTTGGAGCTGGTGGTGCCTCTACAGGTGCGCCCGGAACTGGAGCAGGAGCAAATGGATCAGATTCAGTATTTTCAACAATCACATCCACAGGAGGTGGAGCTGGTGGTGGTGGACCTGTTGTAAATGGTGCAACTGGAGGATCTGGTGGTGGAGGTTCTAGATTAGGAACTGGTGCATCTGGAAATACCCCTCCTGTTAGTCCATCACAAGGTAATTCAGGAGCAAATGGAACAAACGGAAGTCCAGACGCAAACGATTTTGGTGGCGGTGGTGGTGGAGCAACTGCTGCAGGTTGTGGTAAAAATGGAGGTGCAGGAGCACCAAATAATATTTTAGGTTTTCCAGTAAATTGTGCTACATCTTATGCTGGTGGTGGAGGAGGTTCTGCAAGAACATCTCCTGCAACAGCTGGTTCTGGTGGTGCCGGAGGTGGAGGTGCAGGGGCACCAACATCAACAAACACTGGTGTTGCTGGAACTGCTAACACTGGTGGAGGTGGTGGTGGAGCAGGTATTACAAATTTATCTGGTGCTGGAAATCCAGGAGCGGGTGGTTCAGGTATTGTAATTGCAAGATCAGGACCAACTTGTGGTGTTTATTTTACAACATGTAGCACATGTGCACCAGTTAGATCCCTTGATGGCTCTAACATGATCGCAGAAATAAAAGCTTCTACAAACTTAAATATTAAAGACACGAACGATGGTGTAGCATTTGATTATCTAGTGGTAGCAGGTGGTGGAGGCGGTGGCTCTAACTACGGCGGTGGTGGCGGAGCTGGCGGTTATAGATCTTCTTTTCCAGGAGGAACAAAATTATTTTTAAGTCCAGGACCAAATGCAGTTACAGTTGGTGGCGGTGGAGCTGGCGGTAGTTCAAATAATAAAGGAGCATCAGGAACAGATTCAACTATTGGATATATGTTTGTAACAGGTGGTGGAGGTGGGGGATCTACTCCAGGTGCTTGTAATGTAGTAGGTTCAAATGGTGGATCAGGTGGAGGAAATTCAAACGATGCAAATAACGCTCCACAAAGTGGAAGAGGTAATCAGGTTATAACAGATCCCCCTCAAGGTTTTAATGGTGGCGCAGGTAGACAAACACCATGTAATAATGGAGCTGGAGGTGGCGGAGGATCTGCTGCAGCCGGTGCAAACGGTGGTGGTCCTACAGCTGGGTCAGGAGCAGGTGGAGCTGCTACCCCTAATGCGATTACAGGAACAGCCGTATCTTACGCTGGTGGTGGAGGTGGTGGTGCACAAACTTCACCGTCTGTACCTGGAGCTGGTGGGACAAGTCCTGCTGGTGGAACAAGTGGAGGCGCAGGAGGTGCAAACGCTAGTTCTAATGGTGTAGCAGGTACAGTTAATACTGGTGGTGGCGGTGGTGGCGGTGGTTGTTCAACAAATACTGGAGGAAATGGAGGAACTGGAATTGTTATATTAAGAGCACCAGGACCACAAGGACCTAGTCTTACGGTGGCACCAGGAACTAATACAAAAACAACATTACCAGGACCTGCAGGAGGATGCACTGTAATGACATATACTGTAACTGGGACGTTGACTATAAGTTAAAATTAAATTATAAATATAACATTTAAGGAGTAAAAAAATGGCACATTTCGCAGAACTAAAAGCAATGACAGATCCTACAGGATTTACGTCAGATTCACATCAAGTAGTACAAAGAGTCGTTGTTGTAGGCAACGATATAGATACAGCAGCAGGACCATTAGGTTCTAATGATATGCATGTTGATGGAGAAACATGGTGTGTTAATTTTTTCAAAGGTGGAATCTGGAAACAGACTTCTTATAATAATAATTTTAGAAAAATGTACGCAGGTATCGGGATGATTTATGATCCTGTAAAAGATAAATTTTTAGCACAACAACCCTATGCTTCATGGTCATTAGATGATAATGATGATTGGAAAGCACCGATTACATATCCAACAGTTATAGAAGAGGGTGATGTTAGATACATAATTTCTTGGAACGAAACAAAATATCAAGCTGACAACACAAAAGGTTGGGAAGCAACTAAATCAAACGACGAATCGGAAACACCTACCAAATACGATTGGAATGGCACAACTTGGGTGTCCGAATAGGAGGACACTTAAATGCCAAGAAATAAATCTGGCTCAGCAAATGGTGGTATATTAGGAAAAACAAATAAAACTTCCTTTGGGAAGTGCACTGTTACAACTAAAACATCCACAGGCACAGTAACTACACAAGCAGGAACAAGAGTAGTTCAAGCAGTAATTGTTGGCGGTGGAGGTGGTGGTAATGTAGGTTTTTCATCACAAGGTGGTGGTGGAGCAGGTGGTGGTGGAATAGCTACATGTGAAATAAATGTATGTGGACCTTTTACTGCAACAGTGGGTGCTGGTGGATCTGGAGGACCTCCATCTGCATCTACGGGTGAAGGACTTGGATCAGCAGGATCAGCATCAAGTATTGGTTGTGTTCCAGGAGGTGGTGGATTAAGCGGTCCAGGTGCAGTCGCTGGTGGAGCATCAGGTGCACCTCAATCAAATGCAGCAGGTGGAGGATCAGGTAGAGGTGGAAAAGGTGGTGGCGGAGCAGGTGCAGCGGGTGGAGACGATGGTGGTGGAGCTCCAACTAATGCAAATCCAGGTGGAGCAGGTGGAGCAGGTTTAGACACAAGTCCTTTTATAGCGTGTACTCCAAACTGTGGAGTTTATGGCGGTGGTGCAGGAGGTGGTGGTTGGTCACCAGGACCTACAGCTCCAGCGGGAAGTGGAGGCACAGGAGGTGGTGGTGCAGGTGGACAAGGTGGATCTAGCACTGCAAACGGAACAGCAGGTACAACTAACACTGGTGGTGGCGGTGGAGGTGGTGGAGGTAAAAATTGTGGATCAAGTAATTTTGGAGCAGGTGGAGCAGGTGGACCAGGTATAGTTATCGTAAAAGAATTATCTAAAGCAAGTGGTATATGGTCAATGCAAAGTCAATTTAGTGCCAAGTCTCAAGGAACATGGCCAAGACAATTGTTAGCACCTTTTAGTGCAGATTTTTTAATTGTAGCTGGAGGTGGTGGAGGAGGTGCCAGTAACTGTGCAGGTGCTGGTCACGATGGTGGTGGAGGTGGAGCAGGAGGATTTAAATCATCTTTTTCTACTCCAACTTCTGCAACTCCTTTAACAATTAATACAACTTTTCCAGTGACAGTTGGTGGTGGTGGAGCAGGTGGTCCTGGACCAGGACGTGGAAGAGGTACAACAGGAGCTAACTCAGTTTTTAATTCTATAACCTCAAATGGAGGTGGTGGAGGTGGTGGTTCTACGACTCCAACAACTCCAGGTAGTGCAGGTGGTTCGGGTGGTGGAGCTGGTACTTCAGGAGCTGCTACAGGTACTGGAGGGTCAGCAAGTCCTCCTGGTCAAGGTAATGCAGGTGGTAATTCTTCTCCTCAATCTGGAGGTGGAGGTGGTGGAGCAGGAGCTGCTGGTACCACTGGGCAAGATGGTGGTGCAGGTTTTGGAACAGGTGGTGTTGGTTTAGAAAATTCTATCACAGGTTCACCAGTATTTTATGCAGGTGGTGGTGGAGGTGGAGCTAATGGTGGTTGTTATCCAGATTCAGAAAGAAATGCAGGAGTAGCAGGTGGTAATGGTGGTGGAGGTAGAGGTAGTGTACCTGGACCTTCGCCTTTTTCTACTCCAAGAGCAGGTGAGAACGGTACTGATAATACTGGTGGTGGAGGTGGTGGAGCTTCTGTTACAAATCCTCCAGGTCCAGGAGCAGCAGGTGGTCAAGGTGGACCAGGAATAGTTGTAGTAAGAGTTCCTGCTGATGCAAACGTATCTGAAGCAATATCAGTTACACCAGGAACAAATACTTTTACAACTTTAGCTTGCGGAGCAGGTGTTGCTACATTCACCGTTACGGGAACATTAGTTCTTTCAAAATAAAATTGACAACTAAATAACAAATGTTATATTAAGTTTATAAAGATATATGAACCTAACAAATTATTATTGGTACTTCCAATCAGTAATCCCTCCTAGGATTTGTGATGAAATAGTAAAATATGGAAAATCTATTTCTGATCAGATGGCTGTCACTGGTGGTTATGGTAATAGAAAATTAAATAAAAAAGAAATAAAAGATTTAAAACAAAAAAGGAATTCTAATATTGTTTGGATGAATGATAGATGGATCTATAAAGAGATACAACCTTATGTTCATCAAGCAAATGCAAATGCAGGTTGGAATTTTCAATGGGACTTTTCAGAATCTTGTCAATTTACAAAATATGAAAAAGGTCAATTTTATGATTGGCATTGTGATGGTTGGGATAGACCATACGTTAGAGAAAGCGCAAACGATCCATCGCACGGCAAAATTAGAAAATTATCTGTAACAGTCAGTTTGTCAGACCCTAAAGATTATAAGGGTGGTGAGCTAGAATTTGATTTTAGAAATC